GGCGAAGTCGTGCCAATACCACAATTTCCGTCCAAAATTAATATATCGTTATAAGTACCTTTTATTTTAGCACCGCCGCCGCCTTGGTCAATATCTCCAATTTCAAAAACAGTATTACTGTTTGGTGTTATTACAAAAAAGGTGTCGCCGGAATTATCTGTACATCTAAGCGAAGGCGAGGAACTGTTTGCGTGCCTTATGTCAAGTTTTGCGCCAGGGCCGGAAGTGCCAATCCCGACGTTACCAGTAGCACCGTCAATTCTGAAACGTTCAGAATTTCCAGTTTCAATTGCAAAATCACTTGTTGTTCCGTGATTTTTTATTTTAAAATCTTTATTGTTGTTGGCTTCAATGACATGTGTTGCGCCGTCTGACTCGTGTATATGTATAAATTGTCCGCCTGAACTATGTCTTCTAATTTTTAAACCTGAACTTGAATTTCCGCTTGCTGGTTGTATATCAAGCATGACGTCAGGCGAAGTCGTGCCAATACCGACGTTGCCGCCCGTACCCAAATAAACATTTGTAGAATTTCCAAGTCCGTCGGTAATTAATTTATAATTCCCACCAAGCGGGTCATTGTCGGTCGTTTTTAAAAGTCCGTCGTAAGTGTTTTTGATTCTTTTGTCAGTAAGTGCAGCCATGAAATCGAAATTTTTACAAATTTACGAATTTACAATTTGACTTTTTATTTGTGACGGTTATTTCCCATGACTTTTTCAATGCCACGGCTTCCAAAGTAAGCGCCAACAATTAATGACAAAACACCTTGAATTGAATCAAGCGGGTATTCCAAAAACCAACCAGTCACGTATGAAAGCGAAAAAAACACAAGTGTCAAAGGGCGCACGTTTTTTGTCAGCCAAGTTCCCGTTGCCGACATGTCGGATTGCCAACGCTTTGTGACTTCTTGCATTTCAACCAAATCCATTTCCAACATCTTCAGCGCGGTTTCTTTGTCCGGTTGGGGAATCGTGTCATCTTTTTCAATTAAACGTTTGACAATCCCCAAAACGCCCGAATCTGGCAATACATCGTCAAGTCCCGAACCAATGGTTGAACCAATTTGATTCAAAAATTTTCCAACTTTCGTTTGTTTGAATTTTTTTTTAGACATTATTTTCGTCGTTTTGTGTGATGATATGCTTGTATTCTTCAACGGCGTCAAAACTTGGACACGCCTTTGTTGAAAAATTATTGTGTCCATAAATTACCGCATTCGGAAATAATTCTTTTAGTTGCCAAAGCAGTTCTTCAAGTGCCAAACATTGTTCCGGCGTTCGGGTGTCAAGCCAATTTTTCATTTTCTTGTCCATTCCGCCAACGTAACAAACGCCAATTGAATGTCGATTTTTTCCTTTGCAATGCGCACCAATTTTTTCAATTGGTCTTCCGTCTTCAATGCACCCGTCAAGTCCAATGACAAAATGATAACCAATATCAGAAAATCCGCGTTCTAAATGCCAACTTCTTATTTCATCAACACTTGTTTCACGTCCGGCGGGTGTTGCCGTACAATGAACAATGATTTGGTCAATTCTTCTCATATTTGAAACACGCGGTTTGATAGTTCCATAATTGAACGGAAATAAGTTTTGTCAATCATGTCGTCTTCAACATACGATATTGATTCAATTTCCGAAGTGTATATTTTGAAACCATTTGAACCAAGGTCAACATAACCGCCTGAACGTGTGCGCACGATTTGCGCAATTTTGTCGGTTATTATGTTGCAATCAAGTTCACCCCCGGTGTCGGAATCAAAACGGGTATTGACTTCGATTCGTGTAATGACTTCCGAATTGAATGAATCACGATTGTTGTCAATTTCGTTTGTTTCAAGTGAATAAACGCGAATGTAAGGAAACGACGCATTTGAAGGGACGCGACCATAAACCGGGACGTCAACCGAATCCAATTGAACATTCCCGTCAAGGGCGTCAAGGATTCCTTTGCGTACAAAACGAATTGGGTCTTTCATTTTACAATGTTTTTAATTTTACGATTCATGTTTGATAACATGTCGCGCAATGCTTCACGCGCTGAATTGTATAAATATGGACGTGCTGGCAAATTAACTTCTTTGTTTCCTTTGCCTTTGAATTGCGCCGCATACGATTGCGGAATTTCAAGTTCGTCAAGTTCAGACAAATCAACACTTCGCCCCGTTCCAAATTCAACATAGGGCGCGTAATTCATGCCAGCTTGAACAACCGCTTCATCACCTTTGCGTTGTGCTTTGATTGACTTCATCAAATCACCCGTGTCACGCGGGACACGTTCTTTTGCAAGTCTTTGTGTTGTAAGTCCCCAACCGCCAACTTCATTTGACAATTCTTGTTTTGAAAGTTTGAACAAACGTTTCATTTTTTGGTCAAGTTCTTTCAAATCGACCGGGTCAACATAAACACGTGAATATTGAAATTTTGCCATTATATTTCAGTCGCTTTGATTGTTGTGAAAAAGTCTTCAACCGAATCAATTCGGTCGTTGATTCTCATTTTTTCGCTTGCACCGTCAAATTGCAAAATGTCCGAATCTAAAATTTGGTCGGCGGTCTTTTTCCTGAATTTCAATTCAATTTCAAGTTTGCGTTGCCGCAATCCGCCTTCTTGTTCGATTTCCCCGCGTTTCTCGATTTGTTTACACCAAACCGTCGCAATTGTTGATTCGGCTGATGTAAACCCCCCAAAACCATCCGCGGTCTTTGTAAGGCGCAAAATCTTAATTCGCGAATTGAAATCACCGCTTTGCATTATACAAACATTTGTTTTTGTGATGCCAAAATTGACTTCACGTTTGTCGGAATTTCACTTAATATTCGACCGCCTTCAATAAAGTCAGCGCGGTTGTCATAATAAGTTGAAACCAATTGAAGAAGTGCTTGTTTTATTAAATCGTCCGACAATCCCGCCGTTGTGTAGGTGATTAAAACTTCCTTTGCAAAGGGCGTATTTGAACCGGACAAAACCTCGTTGACACCACTTGTCAAAATGATTTGTTCTTTGTTCAATCCTTTTTCTTGATATTCCGCCGCTTGACCCTGAACAGTCACGCTTGTAATTGTCGCAACTGGCGCAAAAGGAATCTGAATGAATCCTTGGGCTTTGTCCAAATAATATTTGCGTTGTTTTGCAACTATGTCGCGCGAAATATAGTTTTCACACCAAATTCGCGCTTGGACAATCATGCGGTCAATCAACGTGTCGTCAACGGTCGTGTCAATACGAACATAATCTTTGACGTCTGAAGTTGTAATCAATTCCGAACCCGTTGTCGATACGATTTCAATTTGTCGCATTATTCTTCAATTTTGGGTTCTTCTTTTTTTGACTTTTTTGCTTTGGGTTTTGGTTCTTCTTTGTGTTCTTCGCAGTAACCTTTTGAAACCCATTCAGAACCCGTGATTGCGCCAACCGTGTAAACTTCACCAGCTTCAAACAAGTTTGAACCGTGCTTGATGCGCTTTGTCATTTTTACTTTCATGATTTGTGATTTTATTTAACAAAAATACAAAAAAAAACGCCGAACAAATTCGACGCTTTTTCCTAATGAAACAATGAAAAAATCCTAGTAATTGAAGAATGGTGCAAAGTTATTAAAAAAATTTGAATATTTACCGCCAGGAATAAACCTGAAGGCGCGTTGTTCTTTATTTGGAATAATGAAAAAACCGTCAAAGACATAAATCGCAAAAACATCAACCAAATCTTTTGTGTAAAACATGCCGCTTTGCAACATTTTAACGTGAACCCCTTTTTTGAATTGAGATTCGTTGCGGTCATTTGCATTTTTAATTTGTACTTTTGAAAGAAGACCTTGATGTTCAACAATACAATCGTATCTTGATGAATCCAACAACGGCATTGAAACATTTAAACCGCATTCCATTGCGGCGGTCGCGAATTTATATTCAGCAAAACAACCCTTTTGATTGGTGTTCATTTATTTTTGTTGGTTGTAACCAAATTACAAAAAAAACCCGCTGAATGTTCAACGGGTTTTCAACAATTAAAACCAAATAGAAAAATAATGAAAATTAAAAATCCGACTTTTGTCGAATGCGGTGTTCAAGGTCTTCAATTTTCTTTGAAACCCTTGACAAAAATATCTTATCATGAACGGTCATGAAATCCGATTTCGATTCCAATTCCTTCAATTGTTCTTTTATTTGCTGGATAAGTGTCATAATACAATCGTATCAAACCAAGCGGCAAACGCAAGGAATCCAACAATCA